GTTACAGCGTTAACAGCACTATTCAAAGGATCAATTGCACGACCAACATTAGCAACAGTTTCGCCTGCACGACCCACCATGCCTGGCAACTTTGCCGCCACAGAGCCGCCGCCAGGTAACAGCATAGAAATATCTGCTGCCGTTCCTACTGGATCAGTTGCAATGGCGGTTTTAAATCCTTCGATTGACCCGTATTTTTTAGCATATTCACCACCGACTGCATTGGCAATTTCAACGGCTTTGTTAATCTGACCTGGTTCTTTACTAATTGAGGTAATAAAATCCGTTACCGATTTAGGCAATGCGTTTTTAATTGCGCCTGCGCCCAATAAACCCATATTAGTAACTGTTTCAACAGGGTTTGTCACCGCATGGTAAATATCGCCACCAAACTTCGCTGCACTTGATGGAATATTTGTAATCGCTTGATAGGCAACATTACCACCACTCATGGGCGCTTCAGGTTGTGGCGCAGCTTGACCTTTAGTCAAATCAAGCAATTGTTGATCGCTCATGCCTTGCAAATTCGTCGATGGTTTTGCTAATTTAAGCAATTCCTCGTTACTCATTGACGATAATCCTACTGGATTGGCATCAGAGGTTGTAACACTCGCCACTAAATTTGCAGAATTTGGTTGTTTTCTAACTGTTTGTATTGTGTTGACTAATGAATTTATGTATTCAGGATGCTCTGCGTAACCACCTTCTTTTAAGGCTGTCGCAAACTTAACGGCATCGTCACCCGCACCAACAGCGTTTGGGTATTTGCGCTTAATCAAATCTACAAAATGCGCCCCAAATGCTTCTGGTGTTTCAAAGGCACGATATTTGTCAGTACGACCTAAGTAGTTATCAACAGCAGCCACACCGCCGCCTGAAAAATCCATAATGTTGCCAAGATTGTTAGTGCCAGGAATAATTCCTTTGCCCCAACCCGTTTCCAATCCCCATTGACCTAATAACAAATCAGGGCTTACACCTAATTCGCTACCTACCTTACCTGCTAAAGGCCCGTATTGCGACGAAAATTGTTCAATGTTTGCCATTATTGATTCAATCCTCTGCGTTTCAATTCAGCACGAATTTCGCTTTGACTGTAAGTATTGCCTAGCTCAACGGGTTTATAACCCATGTCTTTTCTAACGTTTGGATCAATTTCACCAACCCGTTTGTTCCATCTTTCAACATTTCGTTGATTAGATAATTTTTGCAATCTAGCCAATTCAGTAAGAGTTTTTGGTTCAAGGTTAATTGACCCACCGACTACATCTCTTAAAAATTCTCTATCGGTATCTGTAAATCCTTGCCCTGTACCGAGACCAGACGCTTTAATGTTGTCAAGCACGTTTTGACCAAGAGCAGAAATTAATAATTCAGTCTTTTTAATTGTTTCTTGTGGCCCGTTACCCGTAATGTTAAACATTCGAGCAATTTGAAGTTTTCTTTCTGCTTGCGTACCCGTCAACGCACCTGAATCAACCAAATCCATAATACGATTAGCTTTTTCAATGTTTTGAGGTGCTGCTTGAGCCAAATCAAAATGCGTAGTATCCCGTTCTACTGTAGCTTTTGCGCCAGCAGTTGCATATTCTTTTGTAAACGCTTCACCTCGTATCAGTTCGGCTGCGCCAGCAACTTTTTCCCTTCGAAAAGTGCCATCAGGAAGTTGAACCGTTACATTGCCGCTTTCATCAGGCGTACCAACAATCAATTTTCCTTGGTTGGTGAATAATGATCCACCTTTAGCCACCACTTGTGGCTTGGCTTGTTCATAAGCAAATTTAACGTATGCAGCTGTATCGCCTCTAAATTGTTTAAGCAATGCCAAATCTTTTGCAGGATCACCCGTGACCGATGGCAATGCTGACCCGCCGCCAGGTGGTGTGAATTGACCTTTTGGCGCTGCACCTTGAATCGGTGCAACTTGCGTTGGCATAGCTTGAACTGGCGCTGCTTGCGGCACTGCATCAATTTCTTGATTTGCTGGCAAGTTTTGAGATGCGCCCGATGGCCCAACTGGGAATGACTGGGCAACGGGCATTATTTGAGGCACATTCGTTTGTGGCATACCTGTTGGTGGCGCACCCTCACCAACCGTTGTAGGCGTTGGTTGCTGTAATGCTTGAGCTAATTGCTGCGGTCTTGTTCTTTCAATAGGTGGCAATCCAACTAAAGCACGATCAGCATTTTCAGATTTATATAATAAATCTTGCCGACCTTCATCAGCCTTATCCATTTGTTGTCCTGCAAAGTAACCTTGCAGAATTTTAGCAATTCCGGACAATGGCGAAATAGGCGCTTGAATACCTTGATAAGCACCTGCCTCAATCGGTTGCAAAGCCTGTTGTTGCAAAATTTGCGCCATTTGCTCACGCCGAGCAATTGAACGGTAATCCTCATCATACGGGCCTGGCGCACGATACCCTTGAGTTGTTGGCATAACAGTAGCCATAATTTACCCCGTGTAATTGTTTGCAGTTAAATCTGGCCCGACAGCATTGCCACGATCAAACATACCGCCAGTTTGCGCTTGACCAAGTTTCATTCGAGCAATGTAATCTTGCATATCTTGCATTTGATTCTGTTGACTTGCTTGCTGATACATTTTCATTGCGTCTTGAGCGCCGCCAAACGGGTTTTGAGCTTGTGGCATTTGTCCCATATCTTGACCTTGCAGCTGAGTCGGCTGAGCTTGCTGTTGCAGCATTTGAGCCATTTTCTGCTGTGGTGACAAATTAACGTATTGGTTTAACATTATAGTTTCCCGTAATTAACCATCATATAACCGCTTTCATGCGGCACGATTGCCTCTGGCATTACCTTGGCAACTTCGTCTGCCATTACGCCACGCTCACGTTTACCAAAAATGTCGTACTCATAAATGCCGATTCCAAGTGGGTGAGTGCCAACTTGAACAATATTTGATTTCAATCGACGATCAGAGAATTTAGGTGCGAGCATTGCTGCTGAACCCAATGCGCTAAACAAGCCCTGAGTCATGGCATTGTTTCCTGCCTGCTGAATACCGTACCTTTGCATATCCGCTTGCCCTTGCGCTTGCGTTCCCGCAAAGGTTGGCGCTGGTGCAACTTGTGCGCCTTGGTATCCTTGAAATTGTGGCAACTGGATCTGCGAGCCGCCCATTAACCCAATGACTTCGTTGATCGGCTGCGCCCGTAATGCCAAATCTTGGCCTAATTGTTGTTGCTGCGCCGTGTTTGCAAATTGTGCCGCACCTTGCTTTTGACCAAAGTTTTGGCTCATTGCTTGGTTATACAAGCCTGCTCTTGCTTGTTGTTGATTAAAACCTTGCTGATTTGCCGTTAAATCTAAGTTAATGCCTTGCAACGCCGCTTGATTGTATAAATCATTGATTTGATTAGACCGATTTCGATATGCTGCGTCGTAGGCCGCTGTGCCAGGCGCTAAACCTTGGTTTGCTAATGCTTGCTTAAACGATGTATCACCCGCCTCAATTGTTGGGTTTAACCGTTCCATTATTAGTTTTTGAGCGTTTGTGCCTGCATTGATTGGCATTGCTGCAATGCCGCTAGTATCAATATTAGACTGTGCATTAAAACTATTTGGATCACCAAAACTGCGTTGAATTTCGGTTGATGTTGGCACAAACGATTTTGAAAGAGTTTCCCTTGCGTTTGCAATACCTGTTTCGCCAAGATTTGCTAAAGCAGTCTGAACCCGCATTTGCGAGTCTAAAGTTTGTTGCGCTTGTGGGGACAACGTTTGGGTAACAGTTGGCTGACCGCCACCAGTCATGTAACTTTCACGAGTTGGCGCTGCACCTCGCTTTGCAATTTCAGCGTCATAACCAGCTTGGTCAAAATAACTAGCGCCCGTTACTCTATCGCCCTCTGGATCGCCCTGGCGCATAAACCGATTGCGGTCAACGTTGCCACCAGCGTTGTAATTTGCAGTTGCTTCATCAAACCCAGCTTGGTTAAATGTTGGGCTTGAGTAAGTTACCGTTTGATTCCCAAACGGCGTAATCATGTTTGGGTTAGACATAATGTTCGACTGTCTAGCAGATTCAAGGTTGTCTTTACCTTGTTGCTTAGCTGCGCCAACGTAGTCTGGTGTTGGTGGTGCTGATGCTGACTTACCCATTTTTTACCCCTAGAAACCGACACTTTTCTTGTGTCAATGTCAAAAATATAATATCGCCATCAAGTGAGGCATCTTTCAATCTTGCTTCTTCTGTAAAACCCATCTTAGTTACTAATTTTATGCTTTTTGCATGATTACTGACCACAGGCACAATAATCTTTTTGCACTTACAAACATTAAAAGGGTAATCAAATATTGCCTTTAAATACGCCTTTGTCATGCGCCCTTCAATGGCTATGTGACAAAAGATACTTTGCCTGTTCCAATTTTCGTAAATTACGCCTGCAATTGTTATTCCATCTTTTTGTAAACCAATTGCACTTGATCCTTCCGCAAAGAACTCGCCTGCTATCCTTTGTGCTACCCAATGGCCTATTTCAGCGCCTTGGACTATATGCCAGCCCAGCCTTGCTGGTAAACAATGTCCGTCGATGCCCATAGAATTGTCGTTCCTTGAGATGCAGATTTAAACTGTGTTGCAGCGCAATATCCAATCCCTGTCACGCCTTGCCAATTGTTTGTAATCACCGTATCTGTTGCCCAATATGCCACATCCCAAAGCGCCGTGTCCCATTTGGCAGATACTTGTGGACTAAAACTTAGCGCCGCAGTCGTGTCTGCCAAATCAAAATCCATGTTTAAACCAATGAAGATTGACGGTGAGCCGTTTGTAAAGATTGACGGTCTAGCTCTCGTAAAATACTTTTTTACCCCACGGGCATCAAAATAGTTAAACGCTTGCAGCGCATAGCCGTTTATGTCGCTTGTATCATCAGCAAAGTTATCATCCCACGCATGGGCAACAAAGCCATCGCCACCCCAATACGGCTCGTTGTCAAAAATTACCCAACAATTAGCGTACTGGCCCGTAAAGTTGCACCATGCTTTTGTAATGTTATTCATTACATATTGTTGTTGTTGACCTTCGGCAATAGGGACATTGACGGTTAAAGCATTATGCTGTGGATCAAAGCTAATATCCCACCCAAAATTACTGCCATATTGTTGCGTTGCGGCAGTAAACGCACCTTGAATTTTGTCTGACAACGCAATCCTTGGGTCAAGTCTGGATGACTGTAGACTTGCAGCTAAAGGATAAAGTCCGTTGTAAGTCAATATTAAAATGTCCCCGCCGTACTTCATCAAGCATCGTTTGCCGACGGGCTTGCCGAGCCTCCAAACGCCCACCAAAGCAAATTTGGTAATGTCTGATGGGTCAGTACCTGAATAAACAATAACCTCGCCATTCGACGTTATAAACACTAAGTTATCGTCAACGCCATACCCTGCGTCAATTGTCCATGTTGCAACCGCAACAAGATAGCCGCCAAGTTGAGCAACCGAACTTAAATCAATTGCGCCAGCTGCGCCTGCAATACTAAGTGTGGGTAAATACCACGCTTTCAAAGTTGATGCTTGCGTAAACCATACTTGATTTTTAAAAGTTGTAATGTTGCTTAAAGTGGTTGAAGTCACGCCAGTAATGGTTGGATTTGTCCACGTTGTTCCGTTGTAGAGTAACGGTGCGTCGATACCGTTAACCGCATAAATATAACCACCAGCGGGAGTGGTGACGTTGACGTATTCCCACTTTGCGTTAGTTAAGCCTGTGACTACCGCTGCGCCAACTACACCGCCTGCCGTGCAATCGTAAATAGACGTTCCCGCAATAGCAAACAGTTTGTCAGTCGCACCAGATGAGTACGATATAAGTGTTTGAATTTGACCCGTTATTCCTGTCGAATACTTTGTGTAGCCGCCACGCAACACTACGTTATTGACTGTTGGAAAGAAATTAGTTAATTGAACGGCATCGAGCGTATCCATGTTTGCAATGGAATCCCGCACGTTCCAACCACCGATAGGCGCTGGTAACGACTGGACACGAGCTGCCGCGCCTTGAACAAGTCGATTAGGCGCAAGCATTAGTTTGTCCCGTAGCCAGTATCGGGTATGTTGTCATAGCCAATTAAGACTGTGCCTGGGCGTGGTGCAAACGACAAGTTAGCCGCCGACATATCCTGCGCCCGAACAATCTCAAATTCCTCAAGATAGTTACGGAACATGGCTGTCGTATCAAAGCCTTTAGCCTCAAAATACTTGAGCTTTGTAGCCAATACCATCAGTCGGTCAGGATAAATGCAAGTATCGGTGTCAACGGTAAATGAAGTCTTAACAACGCCTGTTGACGATAATGCCCAACCGTTTGATCTGTACTCGTAGCCAAGAAGCTCGTTAGTGGAAACGCCAGGCCAGATCTGAAAGTATTTACCTAACAACCGCCACCGTATGCGTGGGCCAGTCGAGATAAACCCTGACAACAGCCATTCCCATTGCTGTGGACTCTCCGGCCCTAACATTTCCCAATGTTTGCTGAGATCCCACATAGTCCTTGGGACAGCCGATTCGTAATCTGAGGGTAAGGCATACATCACCTTTTCAAAGGTAATCGTAGCGCCTACATAAGTTCCCGTTGAGGGTAGGTTTACCGTTACTTGCGTACCTGAATCAACCGATTCAATGTAACAAGCGTTTGAAATACCGTTGCCAACGACTTGATACGTTGTATCTAAGCCTGCGGTACTTGGAATATTTGTAATAGTGTAAGTGTTTTCAGTTACATCGCCCGTTGTTTCAGTATATTCACTTGTAAACGTGTAGCGTTTTGTTAATTCCCGCCAGTCGTGTCTACGCAAAAACTCGTAGCCAGCTGCGTTCATCAGCGCCAAGATTTGAATTACATCTTGGTTAGTATTCGATGCCACAGTAGTGGGCGTTGATACCCCAAGTTCGTTAGTGACTTGGGTTACTAGCTGTAGCATCGTACTTGACATTTATTCCTCTTTGCGTGGCCTCCCAACCTTCTTTTCTGACATTTGAGCCACCAAAGCCGCTAACTGCTCTTTTACTTCAGCAAGTTCCGACTTAGTATTTTCGATCTCAGTCTGACTAGAAGATTGGTTTTTAACTTGTAAATAACGCCTTGCCATCTCTCGCAAGCCCACCGCACCCATGCCAATTCTTTGTAACTGGTTATCGGTAGCGGTAGCCACTTGCTCAACGGTCTGAAACTTAAAGATTTGCAATTCTGCCATCTGCATATCATTAAAGTTTTCAGGATCGTCTTGTACCCATTGTTTCAAAGGCACACCAATAACTTCTGCGTTATTGTTTTGCATCTGAAAATGCAACCATTGGCGTGGAAACCTTTGCTTATGATCGTCCCGAACGGGTTGGTCAATAATCGTGGTTTTATCGCCTGGCACTATGATTCTAACAAACGGCTTTTCTTTGTACGGCTCTTTATCGTAAACGTAAAACTCGACGTGTAGGTGAGTATCTGCGTTGTGAATATCGCTGTCTAAAGCCAATTTATGCCCCTGTTAATGTTGCCCAAGTTGTTGCTGACATTCCAACCAACAACATAGTTTTTGCTGTTGCAAGCGTAACGCTTGTGGCAGCTGCGTTAATCGTGCTACTCGTATTAAAAGGATAAATAGTAATTGTTTGACCAGAATCATTACGAATGGTCATTCTTGCGCCACTTTCAGTCGGTGGCAGTTTAACGCCAGTCGATGCTGCTGAAGTTGTGATTGTGTTGTTTGACACATTTAACTGCAAAGAGTCTGCTGCGGTTGAACCAAGTGCAACAAGGCCAACAGCGCCAGTTCCGCAAATACTTTCAGCAGATAGTGGCGAGTTGCCTGCGCCCATAATTCTTGATGGAAATGCCATGATTGTCCTTTAAGTTAATTACTCATCGCTTTTGCCATTTGGTGCAAAAGCCCATCGCCACACACTTCAATCGTAACATCATCAAAGCCTGCTACGACGTTCTGAAAATCCGTTACTTGCTGTGCCATCCACGGCGCACATTTGTACGTCACATCGTTAATCATAGCGTCAATTACACGATCTGCGTTATTACTTTCTTGTTTATAAGCGTGATGTTCGCCATCTCGATAGCTTGAATCCATGCCAAATAAGAAAATACGCTTAAAACCTTGTAATTTTGCCAATATCAACGA